GGGTCACGTCTCGACGGAAATCAACAATCCGTTGGATTTCGGAGATGAACCCGCTGGCATCGAAAGATTCGATCCCGTTCGCCAGATCGCTGATGCCTTGGGCAAACTTGCCCGAAGCGTCGGTGGCTTTGTCAAACTCACCGACAACTGTGAGCAGGCTGTTCCCCAAGCGAGTAAACGACTGCCCGACTGTGACCTGAGATGTTTCAGCCTGTCGGCGCAACTCCTCGGACCCCGCCTCGAACGCGCGGAACCAAGCAGTGCTGGACACCTTGCCGTCGTTCACCAGCTTGCGCAGCTCGGCTACAGAGCCGCCGGCTTCCTTCAAGCCGCGCGCCACAGCCTGCGCAATCGTCGGGGTGCCCTCAAGGATCGAGTTGAACTCCTCGGCCCGGACAACGCCGCCGCCAAGCGCCTGCGAAAGCTGCAACAAGGCACCACTGGCCGCCTGCGCATCCGTGCCGCCAACCCTCAGAGCAACCGCAATGCCATCGGTGAAATGGATCAGTTCTTCGCTCGTGACCCCCAGTTCCTTCTGGGTCAAAGCCAGCTTGGAATATAGATCGACCAGAGAATTCACCGGCGTGGCATTGCGTTGGGCTGACCTGAACAGCTGGTCATAAACGCGCGAAAGTTCCTCGCCTTCGAGACCTGCCACCCGCAACGAGTTCCGCATTTGGGTCGCGGCGTCGGCAATGCGCATATACTGTCGCACCTGCTGTGCGGCAACGCCTCCGGCAAGCAACCCACTGCCCACCCTGAACAGTTGCTGCATTCCCCGGAGTGAGCGCCCGGCAGAGCGTTCCAAATCCTTAAACGAACGCTCCGAAGCTTTGTTCGAACTCTTAAACGCAGCCTCGGCGCGTTGTGCGGCCTTGATCGACCGCGCCTCGATCCTGGCGAGCTGCTGCAAGAACTTTTGTTCAGTCAGACCAATTGGCAGTTCCAGACCTGCATCAGCTTCCGCCATCATTCCACCTGTCAGCTAAAGCGCAGAGCGCGTCATATTCTTCGCCACTCATCGGCTCACCACTGTGAGCGTGCCCACTGCCCTGCGCCCGGTTCCAACCATCCACGCAGGCCGTGAACTCCCACATCGTCATTTCTTTGACTTGCGCGGGCGAAAAGCCGATGGCTGCCCCGTTGCCGTAGAGGCGGGAGAAGCGGATGCGGCCTTGGCTTCCCCCGCCTCCGTCTCCCCCACCGCGTCATGTCCCTTACCGGAAAACGCTTTGGTCAGGATCGTAAACGCCAGCAAATTCAGTTCCGAAATGTCGGCGTCATCAAATGCCTGCCTGACCTTCCGATCAGCGGTAGAGCGATCCATCCCCGCGCCTTGCAGCCCCAACCGAATACACGCCAGCACCTCTCGAACCTTCACGGGAGAGTAAGCCAGGCTGCCGCGCTGCACGCCCTGCGACAAGCGCCAACGCAGGTCGAGCACCCCAGACTCCGTCAGATCGTCCAGAGCCTCAAGTTCGCCGATGCGGAGAAGAAAATCATCCTCTCCGCTCGCCCATAGAATGCGCTCAGCCTCCATTACGGCGCCGTCACATTATGAAAGGCCAGCTCGCCATCCGAGACTACAGAAATGCTGACCTGTGCCTTGCCGCCACGCTCTCCGGACACCTCAAATCCGGTCACATGGACCTTGCCCTGCCAATAGCGGCCATTCGCCGCATCGTCGGGCTTCCCGATGTAGATACGGGCATTGATGCTCTCGGTCGTGTTAAAAGCGTCCCACCAGCTGTCGACCGCTTCGGATGCCAGCACGCCCGAGCCGGTGCCGCTGAAATCGAGGCTCTCAACGCCCCGCTCGATCCACGAGGGCAGTTCGGGATCATCACAATCCGGGACGTTCACCTCGGTCGCATTTTTCGAGAACGAAATCGTATGGTTGGTCAGCCCGCAGGGCCGCAGGTATGTGCCGGGCGAGGTGGTGCTTTCAAGGAAAATCGCCACCGAGCTGCCCACATAAGTGGTCGGCTTTGCCATGGTATTGCTCCATCTATGGGTGATGCCTTGCCCAAGGGCGCTTGCCGGGCAGCCGGGGTCAGTCCCGGATTTCTTCGATGCTGTCGCCCGCCTTATTTCGGCAAGCGCGCGGCAGGCCGGCATGAACCTCGCCGGCCCGAAACGTCATGATGACGTTGGATTTTGGCATCCACTCGAAGTCCCGAAGGACGCGCCATTTTCGTTGCTTTGGCATTTCAACCAGAAGCCCATGCCTTTCGGACAGCCCGAGATATGGCTGACCTGACACGAGACCGGTTCGCCCGCCATGCGGGATTGAAATAGGGATTCGCCGGCATGTTCTTGGTGCCATGTTCCTGCAATTTCGCATTCTGAAACCGGCCGCCGCTTTCATTCGTGACGATGGTCGTTTCGTCTCCAGCCTTCACCACCACGCCGATAAATCCGCGCTCACCCTTGCTGGTGGAGATCGACGCGGCATCCTCAACCCTGATTGACCGGATCAATTCGCCCTGCTCGCGGGGCGCCAGATAGCGCATGGCAGAAGCCACCTGCTCACCGCCGACGCGGGCTTGAGCCTTGGCCGCCGCCGCGACCTTCGCCGCCTTGCGACGAAACATGGCTTGGACCTCGGGAATGCCGTTCACCATTTTTGACTCCCAGAATCAGTTACCCTTGTCGGGGGGAGACATCACGCCGAATCGGCCTCCACCATCGCCTCGACCTGCACCACGCCATGCACCGAGACACCATCGGGGTCGTCCATGACGCGAACCAGCGTCACGCGCAGCGGATGCATGGTCAGCGCGTCGGTGTCTGCCCAGCCGTTCAGTGCCGCTGCGACATCATCGGTCAGATCCTCAAGCAGCCCCTTGCTCGACTGGCTGTGCCACACGTCGATTTGCAGCGTGACCTCACGCGCCTCGATGCACTCCACGCTGCCGTCGGTCCAATAGCTCACCCCGAGCGTAGCGTAGGGATAGACGGCGCTCTCCGTGGCCCGGTCGTAGACGCCGGTCAGGCCCGGAACCTGATCCAGCATGCGCGCGCGGACGACCTGACGAAGGATGCGGCCGGCTCTCATGTCACACCTCGTAAACCGACTTGCGTGGGAACCTGTCAGTGATCCAGCGCCGGAACGCCGCGGACCGCGCACAACTGTCAGAGATGGACAGCACGTCCATATCAGCCGGTGGCCTGAACCACCCCCACACCTTCACATCTTCGCGCGGCTCACTCGGCTGGGGATGCAGGTTGTGATACAGGGTCCGCAGCAAATAGCGTTTCCCGGAGAATTCCTCGATCAGATCAACCAGTTTAGCCCGGTCATAAGTCGTCGGCGTGTGCAGCCCGAACCACAGCGGGTCTTTCACGCCATGCGCCGACAGAATGTCCCTCGTCTCGACAACGTGCTGGCGGTATTCCCCGGATGCCACGCCCGACGCCAGATATCCCTCTATCGTGCCCCGGTTTTCGTGCCGGAACGTCCACGGGCGAAGAAGGAAAATATCGTCGTGCATGACTGTGATCGTTGCGGCGTTCGTCGATTTCGCGGCGGCCAGGATGTTTGCCGTGGATCTGGCAAACCGCGTCCCACATGCCTCCACCGGGATCAACATCACATTGCGCAGCCCGCGCGGAACGTCGCCCGCAATAATCACGCCCTCATGCTGAACATTGACCAGAGAACGAAGAGAAATCCGCAACTCGAAATCGCTCGGCGTCGCCTTGTAGGGATAGACAATCATCCGCGTGCCTCGGCCAGCATCTCGAGATAGCGGCGGCTCTCGGTCGGCCGGGGGTCTTCCTTCAAGTCGTAAGCCCGGCCGTCGATCACGATACGCCACTCGCTCGTAACCTGTCGTGCCCGCTCCGAATTCCGGACGCCAATAATGACCGGGTTTCGGCTCTCCAGGCGCGCCTGCATTACGCTTTCCCCTCCCCTCAGGAAGCGGATCGTCACCCGGTCCTGAAATCGGGCGTCATATCGATGGATCACCTTCCCATCAGCATCAACGGCCTCGAACGGCTCCTGAAACGTGGCTCGATAGAAGTTCACAGCGTCACCCTGCGAAAGCCGCGCACCATAAATGCAACGATGGTTCGAAAGCGGTCCTGATCAATCTCATGCCCCTGTTCGTAATAAGACCGGGCGATGAAATATCCCGCCTCTTTGATCGCGGCAGGTACACCATTGACGGCCCAACCTGCGGTATAGGTGACTGTCACAGATCGTGCTTGCGGCCAGCTTTCCCCGTGGTTCAGAACCAATTTACCGCCTTCGACCCGGTAAATTTCCGGCAGATCGCGATCAACCCCGTCAGCGTCGATGTAGGAAACAGAAACTTCCGTGACTTCATCCGGGAATGCCAGCGCAACAGCACCAAACCCCGCGAACCGCTCAACAAATTCCGTCGCCAGCACGGGACGTCGCAGGATGCCATTCTGCGGGTCCGCAAGATAGCTTTCAGCGGCATCGATGTAGCCCTGCAATTCGGCGTCATCGTCGTCGAAGGTGATATGCAGACGCTCTTTCAGCTCCACAAGAGACAAGAAATTCGGCATAGCACCCTCCGGAAAGAAGAAGGGGCGACCGGAGCCGCCCCGCCTAAGATTACGATGCGCCGCCGTCCTGGTAGACGAATGCCTCAGGGCGCGATACTTCCAGCGCCAGACGCTTCTCGAACAGGATCGTCACCATGTTCTCCGAGAAGTTGTCGCCGTCTTCGGTCGATGCCATGACGGTCATTCCCATGCGGTCCCAAATCTGGGCACCGAGAGAGAATGCGCCGACGAGGAACGATCCGGGCGCCATGGCGTCCGACACAACCACCGGCAAGCCCCAGAGACGCTGCGCCGCGCCGGTCGTGACCGACGAGAACAGATAGGCGTCCTGCGTGTCTTTCAGCAACTCGATGCGCGCCCAATCCTCCGGGTTCAGTACCACGCCCGAGGCGGGATAGAGGGACTTGCGAACTTGCAGCTTCGCAACCCGAATATCGTCCACCAGCGTCGCCGGGGTGTAGCCAGTCAATGTGGTGTTGTCATAAGCGGTCGCCTGCGGCAGTAGGCCGTGAAGCTGGGGCGCCACGCCAGTGCCGTTCAGCAGCTGGTTTTCCTCGGCCAGCAGCAGGCCGTAGCGGCCCCGGCCGTCGATGTAGCTGCGCAGCATCGGCGCATCGTCCAGGATCTCCATCGATGCACGGAAGCGATGCGCGATCTTCTGGACCGGGATGACTTCCTCGCCGAAGGTGATTTCCGACTTCGGTTTCAGCGCGCCTTCCGCGACAGGCGCGGCAGCGTTCGTGAATCCGGTTTCGACGATGGCCCGGATGGAATTGCTGGTCGTGGTGCCGGTCGGGATCAGGCTGCGGATGCGCAGCTCCTGTTCCGGAGGCGCGCGAAAGCCGGTCATCTGCTCTGGGATCAGAACCGAGCGCGAAACGCCCGTCGCAATCTGGCCCGAGGTCAGCACGTCTTTCAGGTCCAGAGAGATTTTCACCGGCTCCTTGGTCGTGGCCTTGGCCTTGAACTCATCCGAGCCGATGAACTGTTCGCCCAGCGACTTCTCACGGCCGCCGGCCAGCACGGAAGCCATTTTCTTCTCGTGTTCGGCGATGGCCGCGCTCAGCTTGTCGATGTTGGCGACGGATTCGTCGATCCGGCCCTTGATGTCGGCCGCATCGGCTTCCGACTTCGTTTTCAGGTGCTCGATCTGCTCGTGCAGGTCATTCGACTTCTTGTCACGCTCGTCGAGCATGCCTTTCAGTTCGCCGCGAAAGACTTCGCGGACAGCATCCATGTCAAAAGCCATGGTTCGTCTCCTATGATGTGAGAAACGGCCCTATTTCAGACCACGAAGCGCGTTCCTAAGGGCGTCCAAAGTCAGCCCTTCATCTTGCCCTGCGCTCACCTCACGTTCCGCGCGGACACGAGCCACAGCGGCCGCCGCCGCTTTGGCTTCATCAGCCGAGAAATCAGCCTCACGCATGATCTGCTCGACGAACCTCTTGAGAATAGCCGGGTTATCGCCGTCGATGCTCTTGACCGACGATACGACCGCCTCGGGCAGCATGGGGAATGTCACGAACGACACTTCCCAAAGGTCGATTTGGCGCAGTTCCCGGCCCGCGGCGGTTTTCACCGCATCCTTGGCCCGGTAGCCGATGGACATGCCGTCGATGGCGCCAAATTCGAGGTTGGAATGCACGTCCTTTCCGAGCGTGGACCCAAGATTGATCCTGCCCTCGACATAGAGGCCGTCATTGTCCTCCTGCACCACATCCCAGACCCCGACGACTTGGGCCGGATCATGCTGCAACAGCATCTTGGGCTTGCGGGTGTTGCCGCTGAACGCACCCTTGACGACGATATCGCCGCCCTGATCCTTAATCCCGAACCTCGACGCATAGCCCGTCACCTTGCCACGCTGGTCGATCTCGGCTTCCAGCGGGGCGAATTTATACTGGAGCTTCATCCTGCCCCTCCTGTTTGTTGCCGGCCTTCCAGAAGTTGTCACCCTTGGCCGCTAGATTGAACGGAGACGCCCCGGACCGAACCTCATCAGCAGTCATCCATGGGGCATTGCCGCCACCACCAAGCGCGCGGGAATAGATTTCCGCCCTGACCTGTGGCGTAGTGCGCATCAGCGCGTTCTCGTCGAAATTCGGCATGGACTGCGATCCCTTGAACAGAGACCGACGCAGGGCACCCTCCCAGCGATTGATCCATGGGGCCATGGTGTAGGCCTGATGGAACAGCATCACATCGGCCACCGCACCCTGCGCACCAGAACCGGCTGTTTGCATCAGAAAATACGGATGAACGCCGTAAATTCTCGCAATTTCCTCGACCTGGAACTTGAGTGCCTCGTTAAGCTGCTGATCTGTCGAGGACTGCGCCAGCTGCTGAAACTTGCCGTCCATGTCCACGACCGCGATGCCGCTACGGCCAAACTGCTTGCTCCACGACTCCTTGAGCCGTCGCACCCCGTCCTTGCTCTCGCCTTCCTTGACGAACAGCACCCCATAAGGCGCGTTGGTGTCGGCATACTGCGCTTGTTTCTGCTGCAACTTCCGCGACAGCCCGAGCACATGGCAGCATGCGTGCGTCACATCGAGGCCCGAAAGCATATTCCATCGCGGCGAAGTCACTTCCAAAATGTCCTTGCGAGTGAAGTCGCCCCAGATCCCGCCTTCCTCGATGCTGACCGGCAGGACGTGTTCACCGTCCTTGTAGACCCACGGCCCGCACCATGACGGGTGCAGCGGGATCAACTCGACCGGCTTGCCCAGCGGATCGCGGCGAATAAATGCCCGACCGGCGCCAGCGAACACCGCGTGAAGCGTCATCAACTCCTTGAACTCTACGCCTGTCAGCAGGTCGTTCGGCTCGTCGTTGATCAGAGCCGCCAGATTGTCTCCGCCGCGCCCCTCGGCTTGCAACGGCAGCAGGCCCATGCCGCTAGCGATGGTAAACCCTGCCCGCAAAGCCGCCGCAACGCTGGTGAACTCACGCGATCCAAAATCCCCGATACCCTTGAAGAATACCCGATCCTCTTTGTTTTCGGGGTTGTAGCCCTTCACCTCGCGGGGCCCGAACATTCGCTTGAATAGGTTCATGTCTGGCCTTTGCCGTTACAGGACAATCAAGTCCTCATCTTCGAGATAGGACCGCGACCGCCCGTCCATCTGGCTCGCCGCAGACCCCACCGCCATGGCGATGGTCACCATGCCGTCGATCCGGCCGCGCGACTTGTTCTTGTCGAACCACTTGTTCTTGAAGGCGTCCGACCTCACCACCGCGTTTGACGCGCAGATCGTCGTCAGCCTGTTCCGGTCTATGACCAGTTCGCCCTTGAGAATCCGGTCCTCCAGATGTCGCATAGACAGCGGCATGCAGAGCATCTTGTCCTCGAAAACCACCTTACCGCCCTGGGCATGGCGCACGATTTTCAGCCCCACGCCCGCCGGCTCGTCGTCGCCCTTGAACTCCCAGACCGGGAAACCGGCATCATCAGCCGCCCGCATGAAGTTCTGAATGAAGGTCGAATCGACGACCATCTGTTCCACATCATGCTCAGCGCACAACTTCTGGACGCGCTGCACGACGAATGAATAATCAATCGTCGCGCTCTGCGTGATCGTCAATTGCCCCGCCGCCTCGATCTCCCGATACGGGATCTGGTCGGCGGTGCTGCGCTCCGCAATCCGCGCCTCCGTGGTGTAATACCAGGTCTTGACCGCCAGTTTGTCGCCCTCCCAGCACCCGGAAAGCGCGGTCAGGTCGTTCTTTTCGGACAGGTCGAGCGAAAGGTGCAGCTTGCGGCCGCGCATCTCTGCCTCATCCACCTCGCCCTGCGTGCCTTCCCACGCATCTTCCGCAATCCAGAAACCGGCGGTGCCGACCGGGATGCCGAAATACAGGCGCTTCGTTGTCAGCGCCGTCGAAATCATGTTGCGCGAGGTCTGGACTTCCTTGCGAACGTTGTCGATGGGATAGGTAATCCCAAGCGCCGGAAGCGACTTCACCCAGCAACTCTCGTCGTGGAAAGGATCGTCTCCCTTGTCCGTCCGCGCGATGAACGCGAATGCGCTGTCGTCCGTGTTCTCACCACGCAGAACACGCTGAAAATACTCGCTGTATTCCGTCCCTACCTGCTGATCCACTGATGGCGTGTTCGTGCCCAGCACCATCATTGGATCGCCCGACATTTTAGCGATGGCAGCACGCCAGACAGAAATAGCCTTGTTCGATTTCATTTCATGGATCTCGTCACCGAGAACCAGAACCGGCTTTGGCCCCGAGATGGCATCACTGTTCGCCACCGGCTCGAACTTCGACCCGCTCTTGGGATGCTCTATCTTCCAGGCGTTATCCCCGAAACCCCGGATGATCACACGACCAGACGATTCAAGGCTTTCCTCGCCCTTGCCGGGGATCGGCGCGCGGCACATCGCCACGGCGTCCCGGAACATCACGTTTGCGGTTTTGCGGTCTTCGCCGATGCAATAGACTTCGGCCCGCTTCTTCTTGCGGCCGAGGATTTCGTAAATCCCCAAGCCGGCCATTAGCGGGGATTTGGCCTGCCCCTTCCCTGTCTCCATCCAGACGAACCGGAAGCGGCGCAGCCCGTTCGCGTCCTTCCATCCGTAGATCGAGCCGACGACGAACACGTGCCACGGCAGAAGCTCGAACGGCTGCCCGACCTTGGCGCCTTCGGTAATGCTCAGCACCGACGGGAAAAACTCAATCGCCCGCTCGGCCGAACCCACGTCCCATGCAAGCCCGCGCTTCTTGCCCTCTTTCAGATCGCGCAGGTGACGTTCAGCCGCAAGGCGCACCAACTCCCCAACGACGATCTTTCCCGATACCGCCTTGCGCGCCCATTCGGTCGTCCGGTCAATCGAGATAGTCATCGGCTTTCGTCTTTGGTCCTTCCGGCGGCTTGCCGGCCACCTTGTCCTGAGCCGCCTTTGGGCTGATCAGCAGTGCGTCCTCAAACTTCGCCATACGATCATTCAGCTTCTCGACGGCGGACCAGTTGAAGTTGAACACGTCGCCGCCATTCGGCCCGACCTTCACAGGCCCCTCCTCCGCAGCAATCGGATAGAGCACGTGATACTCTGCGCAGGCGCGAGCGTAGCGGTCGGCAATCTCGATCCTTCGCGCGTTCAGCAGGCCGCTTTCATCCAGCCATGCAATCGTGTCGCGCCAGACCTCCTTGGCCTTCGCCTCCTTATCGGGGTCGCCCTTAAAAATGTCGGCGTATCGCGGAGCGCGAGGCTTTTGTGACATTATAACACCCCTACCCCGGGTTATGGGCTGTTCTCAGTGAAAAGGAAGGGGGGCGCCGGGTCTGGCCGATTGGCCCCCTTTCTTTTTTATCGGGGGGGCTCACCACCCATCCGCCCGTTGCATCCGCTGGCCGCGCTCTTGTCTGGCCTTAGCCGACCCGTGACAGGCCTTGCACAGGCATTGCAGGTTGCTCTCGTCCCAGAATAGGCGCTCATCGCCGTGGTGAGGCTCGATGTGGTCAACCTCGGCGGCCTTCGGGTCGCGCCTCCCTGATGTGGTCAGCGTCCCACACATGCGGCACACAGCCCCCGCCTTGGCGATGACCTTGATGCGCAGCCTTTGCCAACGCGCCGTCTTGTATAGCCTGCTGCCCTTGTCAGCCCATTTCATGACGGCTGCGTCGATCAAATGCCCAGAGGCGATCCTCTGCGAGCTTTTGTCTCAATGCCTTCGTTGTGTTCACAGCGCACTCTCGACCATCCTGATGGACAAACGTCACCACCTCATAAACGTCTGGGTGGATGTCATGATTCACCCTGCCGGCGAATGACCATCCCTCCCATTGGAACGTCTCATCGACCAGATCGCCAAAAATATGGTTGGCCATAATCGCTCCACTCCCTTGTCAGCCCATGGCTTGCGGGTCATCGACAACCACAGCCTTGACCTTCATAGGTCCGACAATCTCTCGCCGAGCGAGCGCCTGCGGGTCGTTGCTGTCGGGGACTTCCACGACATCCCAATCAAACACCACATCACCCAGCCTCACCACTGTCCCTTCGCTGGAATGAAGCTCCCATTCGATAGCGTCAGAGGCATTGCCTGTATTGACGGACACATATCGCTTCCAACGGCCCGTATCGATCAAACCGAAGGTGATTTTGTCCAGCATCATGCCGAACCAGAACAGCGGATCCCTGATCGCTCTATCCGTGTCGAGCGATACATTGGCCGTCAACTTCGCCATGTCTCTACCTCCAACAAGCCGCGACCGACCCGCGTATCCACCAGCGATGCTCGCAGTCGTCGTCGCGGATGATGGCCGAACCGAACGCTCAGGCAGGCGGTCCAGCGACGGGCTGAAATGAAGAAACCCCGCCATTGCTGACGGGGCTGGATACGTGCTCGCCTACGAGCGTAGCGGATATCGAGCCGTAGTGCGCAGGGGGATGGTGCCGATCCGAGGTCTCGAACCCCGCGCCTTGCCCTTACAAGGGGCCTGCTCTTCCTGATGAGCTAGATCGGCAGGATATCTGACGGTGGAGGCCATCCCACCGGCCACGCCATTTGACGTGGACTTAAGGCCGGATGCTTGCGGCGATCAACCCGCGCAGAGCCGGAGACATAGTAACCCGCCGGGGTGCGCAGTGCGAAACCGAGGCTACCGCCCGAGGCGTGGCAGGTCTTTTTAATGTGAGCGCGGGCGACCGGGTAATTCCCAATCCACTACTGCGGCCAGAATACCAGCCGACTAACGAGCCGCGCTCGGGAGGTCAGACGGTCGGCTTACGCTGATCCGGCTTGGGCTTATCCGACTAGCCCACGCGGTAGGTTGGATGATCCATCCCGCGTCATAGAACATCTGACCACCAAAGAGCGGAATCAAAAAGCCCGGCGTGAACCGGGCCTGTCACCGCGCAACTTGCGCGCCACGCAGTGTAATTACGGTAGAAGAAAGATCGCCGCCAGTCAACGCCTTATTTGCCGCGGGTTGATACGACATGCAGCATGCGCAACGCCGCAACAAACGCCCTGCCCCGCGTGGTCGGCTTGCCACCTTTATGCATTTCACAGCGCAGGTATATGCCGTCCCAAATGGCGCTCTGCTCACTGGCATTAAGGTGCCCAAGAAATCCGTGCCAGCGCATCCAGTTGTTCACGGCGCTCCGCTGCTTCTCTTCGTCGCTACGGTGATCTGTCGCTTCGTCCGGGCGAGATTCAAGCCTTTCCGGCATGAATTCAATCTTGCCGCATTTTGCGTGACGAGACCGCCCGAGGATCCGCGCATGATATACCGCATCGACCTTATCCAGCCTGCAAAACGTCTGCCAAAGGCGATCAGCATCCGCCTTGGCTTCCAGATATATCACCTGCCCCGCGTGATCCTCCAACATGGGCAGCGACATGAGACGCCGGTTATCGCGGTTTTCTGCAATGCCCATATCACGGCACCTTTTGTTAAGAACGACTTTGCGCGGGTCCTCTCCGACCCTGACAAACCGGCCCTTGTGGCGCGGCTGTTTATGGCGCGGCGGAATCGGTGCCAGCTCTGGCAGGCCGACCGGGGCCGCCTCCAACATTGCGCGGCGGCGACGCTCGGCCAGTTTCTGCCCCTTCGTTTTCGCCTTGGTCATCTGTCCCTCGTGATCTGCCTGATCTTCTGCCGCGACTTGCGCCGCTCTGCCTGCCGTGCCTTGCGGGCGGCTTCCCGCACTGCCGCGATGATGCGGCGTCTGCGTTTGCCTGGGGGTGGGTGGAGGTCGGTCATGGGTA